GGTGCCCGTGGTCTGACCACCGAGCCCGGCAACGTTGATCATCGCCGTGTTCAGGGCGTTCAGGACACCGAGGGGCTCGCCCACGCCCGTGCCCCGCAGGAAGGCAATGTCCTCAAACCAGGCGATGGCCTTGGGGAACATGGCGTAGAGGAGCGCCTCCACCGACGGCTGACTGTCCTGCCGAAGCTCGTTCGGCACCTCGGTGTACGCCGTGAGCTTCTTCGCCTCCAGCACGATCCGGCCGAAAGTCGGCTGCGACTGCACAAGCGCCGCGCCCTCTTCGGTCCAGTAGGCAATGACACCGCCATAGATCGAGCCGTTATTGGTGGTCGCATCCACGAACGGAATAGCCGCACGCAGGCTCGCCATGGGGATCACCGTCGCGCGCGGGCGCACGATCGCATTCTCCAGCGCGAACTGCATGAGTTCGCTGCGAACCTCTTCGGGAACGAGGAATCCACCCGTGGCCGGGTCGGTGCTGCTCATCGCATTCTTGATGAGCTTTCGCTTGTCCCGGATCGAGTCGTCGCGGATGTCGGCCGAAGAGTGGATGGTGTCCAGAAAGTCCACCATCGAGGAGAACTTGCCGTCCAGCGGCACGCCGTCGGCCAGCTTGTTGTACGCCGCGCCGGTCTGGCGCTGGACGTGCAGGTCGGCGCGGCCCGCCTTGCTCATGTCCGGGCGCCGCAGTTCGGCCTGGTGCTCCTTGAGGAAGTTGGCGAGAGTCTTCTCGACCTGTTCGTCAACCTGGCGAGTGATGTCACCGACCTTGTTGCTGGCCTTGACGTACGCGGTCAGGAACTCGGGCAGGACGGTGGGGTCGGCGTTGTTCCACACGGACGCGCGCTTGTCCTTGTCCGCGATGAATTCGGCAAGCTCCTCCGAAGAGGTGGGAATGACGGGACGTACAGCCATGTTCGAGTCTCCTCAACTCTTCAGTGCAGCGGCCAGAAGGGCCATGCGTAGCTCGGCTTCGTACTCCGGGGTGGTCTGGTATTCACCCTCGGCTTGCTCCTCCACAAAGGCGGGATCGGGAGATTCTCCCTCCTCCTCGCCTTCGGGGGCATTCTCCGGAACGTCGGGGGCTGGCGCCTCGGCCCGGCCAGAGAAGTTGAACGCAGCGAGGGAGAGGCGACTTCTCCCCATGGCATTCTCCGGAGAATTCTCCTCCTCCTCATCGGGAGAAGTGATCTCATCGACCAGCCCGGCCGCGAGCGCCTCACGCCCCGTATACCACGTCTCCGCAGTCATGCGCGCCCGCCACTCCTCGGCAGTGCCGCCGGCTTGCAGAGAGTACATGTCCGCGATGTTGTCGGAGATCTTGTTCAGGAGGTCTGCGGTGGAGAGCATGTCCTGAGGATTCCCCCAGCACAGACCGGCCGCGTCATGGATCATCATGGTGGCGTGCCGCGCCATGATGATGTTGTCGCCGGCCATGGCGATAAAGGAGGCGGCGCTGGCCGCAAGGCCGTCGATGTAGACGGTGACGTGCGCCTTGCTCGCCATGAGGGCGCTATGGATGGCAACGCCGTCCCACACCTCGCCGCCGGGGCTGTTGATCCGGATGCTCAGCTTCGGCGCCGTGATGCTGTTGAGCTGGTCAACGAAACCCTGCGCGCTGGTGCCCCAGAAGCCGATTTCGTCATAGATGTAGACGGTGGCTTCTTCGGCAGTCGCGTTTTCGATGCGGAACCAATCCCCTGGCCGCTTCTCCGCTTCGGGGATCTCCGGAGAATTCTGCAACGCCTTCGCCTGCGCGGCCAAGGTTGCCATGGAGGCGAGAGTGTTCTGCAACCCTCGCGCATTGCGGAGATTTCTCACACTCATCCTTGAATTCTCCTCAGACTCCGACCCGCGCCGTTTGACCACGCGCCCACGGCACGCATTGCCGAACTTCGCCCCAACGCAGTCCTTGTATCCGACTCCTCCGGGGTAGTCGGCGTAGGCGGCTGCTCGACTTCGGTAGAGCTTTCCGTCGATTTCTCCGCAGGGTTCGCAGGCGTTGTCATCGTCCTCCTCCACCGCAATCCAGCGCTTGGCCACTACGCATCGAGCTTCCATTGCTTCATGCCGGCCGGCACGGCTTCAGCCAGAGCCTTGTTCGGCACTCGATCGAGCGCGTCACAGATCTCGCACACAAGCACGCCCTTGACCAGTGCGCGCGGTTGCTTGCAGCACTGCACACTCACAGACCAACCGCCCGGCACCACGGGAACCTCACTCATCGTCATCCCCTCCGAAACTACCCTTGCCGGCCCCCGGCGGCGCGGCAATGACCTTCGGCTCAGGCTTCGTGTACGTCAGCTCAGGCAGATCGAGGTACGCGCACACCTCAGCGGAGTCAAAGCCCTTCTCGGCCAGAAGGGCAAGGGCCGTCGTCCTGGCCGTGATCGAGCTGTTCTCTGCGTCGCTATTCGCCGGCACGGGAGAGATGTAGTCCCACTCCAGCCCCTCGCCCGTCGGGCCGTACAGCGGAAGCAGAGAGAAGTTCAGCCAGTCACGCCAGCGGTCGCAGCGATCTTCAATGAGCCACTTCGCGAAGAAGTACTCCGAAGCCTCGGCGCTTGCCCGGTTCACGTCCTCCACGATGCCGAGCATGAACTTCGGGAAGCCGAACGCCTCCAGGATCACGTCGCGACCGACGCCGCGAAGCTCGGCAAACTGCATGTCTTTCTGCGTGAACGAGTTGCTGACCCACTTTGCGTCAGCCTCAAGGATGGCCACGCGATGCGCCTTCGCTACGCCCTGATGATCCATGCTCCATTGGTCACGCAGACGATCGAACTCGTTGTCATTGAGCGCGGTCGGCACTTGAATCACACCGCCCGGTTCGGCGCTGTTTTCGAAGAATGCCCGATTCCACTCAGCGCTGTACTTCACGCTGTCAATGTCCGTCAGAATCGACTGAACCGGGCCGAGACCTCGATATGGGTCGCGCGGGTTGGGTTGCATGATCGGCAGACACTCGTTCGTCTCCAGTGGCACGCGCTGACCGTCCGGCGAGGTGTAGACGTAACCGCTCACGAAGTCATACGGGTCCGGCACCGGCTCGATGCGGTCCGGGCGCATCGGCCACATCTCCAGCGGCGGCTTGAACCCGCGCGCATACCCGAGGATGGGATCGCTTTCGCCCACAAGATCGACATGCTGCTGTGCCACCTCGATGAAGCGGCGGCGATGCATGAACGGGTTCGGCCGCTCCCATAGGTCGATCATGGCGTGCGACGAAACCGGTTCACGATCTTCTTTCAGCCCGCTGGCCGCGCTGCGGAAAAGCTGCCAATCCACCTTGCTCGTGGCCGTGGCCAGCTTGCTCACGATGGCGAAGACCGTGCCAACCTCTTCGTACGTCGCCAGCAACCGATCGGTGTTCCGGCGCGGCGCGAAGGCGGTCAACAGTCCGGGCGAGCGGCGAGCAGACAGCGGCACGGGCGCCCGGTTCAGCACGGGACCGAGGAGGCTTCTCATCGGCGCACCTCGTCCTCAGGCTGCGTCAGTGCCTCGATCACGAACAACGCCACCCCGCCCACGATGAAGCCGGCCGGCCGATAGATCAAGAAGGCCCCGAAGGTGATAGCGGCGGCGCCGGCCAGGATGAGCAGGGCCGTCCGTACCGCCACAACCCGTTTCCAGTGCACACGCGCCCCGATCCCTGAAGTTGGCGAGGGGCCGCAAGAGTTGGGCGACCTGCATTAAGATCACGAAGCCTACGCATGATCAGTCCCTCAGGGGCGAGGATACAGCACGAGCACAGCAAAAAGCCCCCGCACCCGGCGGGGGCCCTGCTCGATCACTACTTCTGGGAAGCCTGCCAGACCTCCTGCATGGTGGCGCCGGTCTGGCCGGTGCTCGACTTCCAACCCTTGGCCGTGCGCTCGATGGTGACGTTGGTCTTCGTGTCCTTGTAGACGTTCTTGCTCTGCTTGTGCAGTGCCACGCCTCAATCCTTTCCGTAGGAAACCCACGTGCTGACACCCTTGCCGCGCGGGTGCCCCGGGTTGC